TTGTTGCGATCTGGCTAACCGTGTCCCCATAATGCAGTATATTGGCTGAATCTCCGGCGTAGATTGGATCGGTTTCCACCCTCAGAAAAGTGAGCGTGTCCAAATCGTATTTTGTTGCGATCTGGCTAACCGTGTCCCCATAATGCAGTATATTGGCTGAATCTCCGGCGTAGATTGGATCGGTTTCCACCCTCAGAAAAGTGAGCGTGTCCAGATCATATTTAGTTGCCAGCAAATCAACCGTATCCCCTAAATACAGCACCCCATCGGCATTGGTTAACACCCGCCGCACCGTCCCCGTCGAATCCTTGTAATACAGATTTGCGAGCATATCCCAGAATTTCAGCCCGGTTGACGGCTTACTGATTGTAACCCCGTCTTTATGGTTGACATGAATTTCATTTACTGTAATGTTTTGCTGACCAATGGCGCAGGCGGTTAGTCCGGCCATGATGAAGAGTAATGCTATTTTTCTCATGCTGAATTTCTTAATAGTTGAACGTAAATTTTCCCTACCGCCCCGGTTCCGGCGATCTCCACATAAACGGTAGTATCCGTTTCAAAAGCGGCCTGATCATGTATACCGGCGGTGGTATTGACTGCGGATAGCGGTACTGTCATTGCATCCAGAACGTCCGTACCGTGAAGCGTGTAACCCATGTCGACCGTATATTCCCCGGCTGATCCGACCCCGTGACCCGCCACAACCGTATGGATCATATATCCTGCAGGAGCGATAAATGTCCATGTACTGACAATCGCGTTATTGTTGCGTGTGATTATTCCGTCCATTGTGGGTAATTGTATTGATTTATCATCGGTTGTAAAGCCTAATATCTGGCTGTGCTGAAGCGTCCATGTTAAAGCTCGTTGGTTTAATCCAGTGGTGGATACCTCCGGTAGCCCATCTGTTGTATAAGCCAGTTCGTTAACCAAAAAAGTATAGCATTTCCCGGCAATGGCGATCTTATCACTCAGATATTCCGGGATGGCAGCCGTAGCCAGTTTTCGGGTTTTAAATAGCGAGCTTTCAATCAGCACTTTGGATGAAATATTGGTGAATACCTCATCCTCCCCGGAAAAGCCTACATCCTTTAGAATGGCCTCTACGTACAAAAAGAACTCGATCCCAGTAGTATAGTCAATTTGAACGTTTGGCAGCTTACTCTCATTATCCTTATTGGTGTACTGGATGCAGACCATGTCCCCTGCATTGATCTCCTCCATTATGTCAATCGGCTCCTGATACTCGCTTTCCCAAACGTCCGTGCCCTGAGTGACGCGTATCCGTATCCGCTTGCCCGTGTACCCGGAAAAGTCCACGTCAAACTCAAAGTAATTCCGCTCAGCCAAAACCGAAGTAGCGGCATAGGTAGCAACCAAGTCCGGCGCGATAGTACCGGCCAGCGATGGATCAAATACCTCTACGGTCGGCAAGGTGTCATCATCGGATACACATTGCACGGTCACAACGTCGGCATTATCCCACTTTTGGCAGTAGGTCTGAATACCAAACGATCCATACCGCTCATTAAACGATAGGGTATTTTCGGCATTTGGAAGGAGCCCGTCTGTTTTGACAAAATGAATTGAATTGGCCCGGCTTATGGTTAGCATTTTCGGATGAGTTTAATGATTGCTTTATTTTGTGCGAACTTGTATTTAATATCCATGATCCAACCGGCCAGCGTGTCGGATAACGTAACGTATCCGAGCGGATTGGCTGCAATGGCGACAAAGTCCGGCTCATAAAACGGTACTTCGATTGACAATAGTTCCGGATACCACAACGGAGCCGTTAAGTCCTCTGCGGTTATGTCATCGTTTTCGGCAATGGTATAGCCTTCGCCGGTCGTCTCGAGCGTGTTATTCTTTTCGGATAATTGATAGGCGATAATTGACCCCGGATTGTAGTTCAATCCGGCCCGGATTATTTGTCCCTGCCTTACCAGATTGCGCACGGGCGTATAAAGTAGGTTAAGACTGCCCGACTGGAATAGTGACGTGTTGCCGACAATAGTAATATTTTCATCCGTTTCAGCATCCCAATCACTACCGGCCTGAGTCTTAAGGATAAAAACGTCTGAATCGCCCGCCACGTCCTCGCCCCCGGTTGTACTGATTGGTTTGGATAGTAGCTTCATCATTCCGCGCGTGTCGCCCCGGACAGGCGAAAGGTTATCGAAGCTGTTATCATTTGGTACGGGTGTCGTCCGCTCATTTGTGGTGTTGTATTCTCCCCGGCCGGATACGTCCTCATAATCGAACTTGCTGTATCCTGATTTTAGACTGGCAAACATCGCCTCACTGTATTGCTCCCGTTCGATTTCAACTTCATTCACCCGCGCGGACAGGTCGAGTATTTCGGTATCCTGATAAAAATAGGCCAGTTCCTCAATGCGGAAAATAAACCCGGTCGCGATTGTCCCGGTAAATGTCCCGCCTACACAATACAGGGCTTTTACGGCTTTAAACAGGTCTATAAATTTTGCCGGAAACTGAGCCGATGCGAGCGGTTGGCCCCGAAAACAGATACCGGGTAATAGGCTGGCGAACCGGAGTTGATCCTCCGATGCGTAGGTGTCGTCATCGGTATTATACACCACATCGGTACGGCCAAAAAACTCAGAGTAAAGCGGGAATTGCTTATCCAGAATGATCTGTAAATTCCGGTTCAGTGCCTCGTAAATCGGCATACCCTCGACCGATCCGGCTGGTATAGTTTCAACGGTTTCAGTAAGGATCAGATCCGATCCCAAAAAGTCAACATTAACAGCAGACCCGCCCGCCCCGTCAACTAATGCAACTCCGATCAGGATAATGGATTTGTCAACTGGCAAGGTATAGGTTTCGTCAATGGTTACGGTTTTGGCCCCCGTTTCACCTTCGGTATATGACTGCGCGTCAAGTGTCGCGGATAATGTGTTGTCAATGTTCAACACCAGTAGGCTTATTGTAATTCGCGATGTTCCGCCGACTATTGAGTTAATGTCAATGTTCACGGTTCCGGTTATCCGGATTGTCCGTTCTGTGTCATTCTCAACAAATAATCCCCTTGTCCTGTCATAACTTTCTGATTCGTAATACACTACCGATCTGGCTTCTGTAAAATCCGACCCGCCGTTGAGTGTTGCCGGGATATATGCGTATCCGGCACCAGATGTTGACCGGGTAAGATTTTCGGCAAAGGTGTCATGCCAGACCGCCGTCTTATTGATTGTAATTTCCGGTGTGGTGATGGTTTTTTTCAGGCTGGTATAATCGGTAATCGAAAACCCGGACAGTCCTTTCAGATTGTTAAGATTAATGGGAGTGTTCAACCGTTGCCTGAATTTACTGATCGTGTCGTCCGGTAGCGCGTTGATTTGCACTCCGTTTGTTGACTTCGATAGTTTAACCAGCCTATAGGTGTTAAAGTCCAGTTTATAAGTTGAAGGCATGGACACGTATTCCCGCGTTTCATAGTCCAGATAATAAATCGCAAGGTTACACGATGCGAATACACCACGGGCGGCGTAAAGTGTTTTCAACAGGTCGGCACCCTCCCGGATAAAAGTGAGCGTGTCCACAACGGCGGTAATATACACCCCGTGCGTAAGGTCGTCCCGCTTGATCATCAATTCGATCTCCTGCCATTCGAGCGGCGCATGAACAAGCTCCAAAGTGCCGTTATCGGAATACAGGACAAACGACAGTACAAACCGGTATTTACTTGGTGTCGTTGTTCCTTCGCGTGTCCAGTCTATTGCTCTCATCCGACCATCCTTTCCAGATATTTACGTTTGTACCCGTTTTGTTTGTAGCCAACCGCCCGGCCGTTTTCGTGTATGTATTGCCGTTGGCGTGACAGCGCACCCGCCACCATTGCAAAGCCGCGCTCCTGTGACTGGATGACAGCCGACATATCGAAGTCCGGTGCAAATGATCCACCCCCGGCCATCATGCGGTTAATACGGTTAACTTCTGGATTGGAGTAGACCCGCATTCCGCGAGCGTTCCTAAACACCGTCGGGCGGTTTACCTGCATCATTTCGCCTGTTTTCTTTTCGATCCATTCCGGCCCCGCCTCCCCGGCAATAAACTGAGCCGGTGTATCATATTTCCCTTTCGTTCCTTTGGCAAAGGTCGGGAGCGGTTTGCTCAATACAACCCCGGCCTGAATGATCCCGACCGCTGCGGCCAGTGCAATCAGTAGCGGATTGGGTGCTGCCTTCGATATGGCTACTGCGGTGTTTATGGCAATATTAAACAGCGCGGCGTTACGGTCGTTTTTGGCCTGTTTTAGCTTCTCTGCTGAAACCAGTTTATCGTATTTCGCGTTAATCTTTGCCTGAGCGTCCTTGTCCTCTCCGGCGGCCTGTATCGCCTTATCCCGCTTCAGTTCAATGTCGGCAATCTCTTTTTCGATGTGGCTATTATTGATCTCAAATATCGCGTTACCCAATTCAGATGTAAGGTCAAAAGCGGCCTGTTGGATTTCTTTACGTAATTCTGCAGCCTCTTTGTCTTTTTGTAATTGCTCTTTTTTGGCCTCTTCTACCGATTTGATATTCTCTTTTTCGGCTTCGGTATTTTGTTTGTCGTTATCCGTTCGACGTTGTGCGACTAAATCGGATAGCTTCAGGCTTATCGCGGCGGCCCGTGCCTCATATTCCGCTTTTTGGCTGGTGGTTAATAGGCTGTTTTTCGCGGCCTCCTGTATAGTTCTGAGCTGCTCTTGCAGGATCAACTCCTCATACTTTTGGGTAATCCGTAACTTTTCAGCTTCGTAATCCTCAAAGTCCATCGCCCCGCGTGCATACCAGTCATTCAGTCTGGCCAACTCCGTATCCCGGCCTGCGTCAATAGTGGCAATCGCGGCGGCGGCGGCATCTATACGCGCCTTTGCGTCCTCGTCTGCCATCTCTTTGATCGCGTCGGCTTCGAGTTTTGCGTTTTCTTGCATGGCCTTTCGCTGTGCATCAACTCGCTGTTTATAGGCGGCGGCGGACTCGCGTCCTGCTGTTTCCTCTGCGGATGTGATTGTTTTCCTCATTCGCAGGGTTTCCATCGCGGCATCTTTGCGGAGGCGGCTCTCCTCGTTAATCTGGATAAAAAGTTTTGATAACCCTTCGTCATTCAATTTGTTGGCAAAGTCAGCCAGTTTCTGATCGTTTGCGGCCAGCTTGTTGCGCTCCTCATAAGACAATAAGGTAAAGGCTTTCAACTCTTCAGCTGATTTGCCATACTTAACAGCCAAATCTGATAACGTGGCGTCTGTTGTTCGCCGTGACCAGTCAATTTCTTTTGAATAAAGGTCTTCGGTTAACGTTATAGCCTCCCGAAGTAGCCGCGCTTTTTCTTTTTCGTTTGTCGTTTCGGCGGCTTCGGTCCTTAGTTGTGCGATCTTTTCCCGTACCGCGTCAACATTATAAGCAAGTTTTTCCGATCCTACCTGATCTAATGCGTCATATAAATTACGGCCAGACGAAGCAGCCTCCTTCATCCGTTTACCCATGTCTCCAAAACCGTCCCTTAGGTGCTGCGCGGCCTGTCCAAATTTACCAGATAGTAAGTCAGCCAATGCAAGCGCAACCGATTGGGCAGCCTGTTTAAGTACAGACATAACGCCAGATAACGCTTTCATGGTTCGGCCAATAGCGTCCGTTCCCTCCTCTGTTGACTTAAACGCCTTAATCAATCCGGCCAGCGCGGCGGTTATTCCTGCAATCACCAACGCAACCGGGTTTAATAATAGTGCCTTCATCGCGGCCCCCAGTCTACTAACGGATGAAGATGCGGCCCCAAGCGGCCCCGGTAATCCCTCCAATGCCGAACGGTAGTTCCCGATATTCATCCGCTGCTTTGTGGCAGCATCTGAATTTTCCCGGATCACCTTTGTGTTTTTGTCAATCTGCTCATTGATCTCCTTTAACCGCTTTGTGCCCTCGACTGTTTCCAGGTCCAGTTTTTTCCGCTCCGCTGTGAGTGCCTTTGTTGAGGCTTCGGCTTTTTCGATGGTGCCGGTTAGCTTCTTTTCGGCCTGCACCATTTCCAGTACTCCACGCTGTTGATCCTTTAGTGCCTGATTATTTCGGAGCGTGGCAGCGTATTTCTCCTTGTCAAAGTCAGCCAATGCCTTTTCCGATGCGGCCAGTTTTTTCGATGCGGCATCAAGCTCCTCGGCTGTTTTCTTTACTTCTTTCTCAATCGTTACCAACCGCTCTTGTGTGGCGACGTTTTCTTTCATCGTTTTAGTTCCGGTGGTGATCCCTTCGATCATTCGCCGGTACACAACATCGAGCTGTGTAATCGCTTTGTCGGCGGCCAGTATGCTATCAATAGACTCCTTTGGTACCAGTATATCAATTTTATCAGCCATTTTCTTTGAGTTTTAAGCGGTTAGCGATCTCCTCAGCCTGTCGTTTCATCTCGAAAAACGTTACCATGCGCGTATCCTCATCAAGCGGAAAGTTTAGCACGGAAAATACACCCATAACGATTTGTAAAAAGGTCAGTTTGTCCGTGTCCTGTCCGGCTTCAGGCAACACGAATGCCTCGTTATATTTATCCGTCCACCGGTCAATCAGTTCCTTTAGGTTAATCATATCCGATTCCCAATGATCCGGGTCAAAATCTATTCCGGCATATTGCCTGATCTGATCCATGTACCCGATCAGTCCGGTATAGTCAGCCCCTTTGTTGCCTTTGCCGATAACCTGCTTCCATCCTTCTACCGTTACCTTGTTTATCAAAAGATTGTAAACAGCCTGATACAGTGCAACCATTAACTGTATCCTCATAACCGATTTCAGGCGGTGGTATTCTTTCTGCATTTTGGCCGTCTCATCCGTTTCCGATCCCAGCCCGGCGGCGATCTGTTCAACCAGCGCGGATAGTTGCTTACGGTATAGCCTGTGCAGTGGTATCCGGTATCGCATCAAGTAAACAGGGTTTCCGGTCTGCTCAAACAGTGAGTAGTCGCGGATCGTTATGTGGTGGATTGACTTAACCATTTTTCAAAACAAACTTATTGAACCTCCGAGCGATGGATGATAACGCTAATCGTTGAGCCTGTGGCTGGTAGTATGGCGCAATCCCAAAAATCTTTGGTCCGTATTTGTCCACTAATTTAGTGGTTTTTTCGTCAGCAGAGGACAAAAAAAACTCCTCTCCATCGGTTATAAAAAACATATCCGCTTGGAAGGCTCCGGTCAGCTTCAGATCAGGGTAGTTGCGCCCTTTATCTTTGGCATACTTTGCGGATCGGTACGGTGGTTCAATCCTCCCGCCGTCTGACAACATAGAAACATTCATCTGCTCCTGATTCATCCGGGTATAGGCCTCTCGGTTCTCGTCCAGTGATTCTGCTATTACCGCTCCCAGATTGGCCGTGAACTCATTCATCCGCTTTCGTATGTCGCTGATCATTGCCATAGGTATAAAAAAAGGGGAGCCGGAGCCCCCCCTATTCTTACTTCTCCGTTTTGGTGGTTACTTTTTCGGGGTCTTTCGGCTTAATCGGTATCATTCCCCCGATGCTTTTGTATCTCTCCTCAACCGATACGGTGTCGTTTGGTAGTGTCCGGGCGTGCCAGACTTTGAACTGCTCAAACGTTAACCGCGCCATGCGAGGTGATATAGTTACGTTACCCATTAGGTGGCAGTTACTTTAACAACCTCGCTCATGTAGGTAATAAAGGTGCTGGCAATCTTAGCGACCTGAATCTTTGCCCATTCGCCCGCCTCGAGTGCGTTACCTGTTCCGCCGGTATCCTCTTGGATGGTCAACGTGTATACGCCCTGTCCTACCTCCGTCAGTACGGTACTTCCGACCGTTGCGGTTCCGCTGGATTCAAGCACGGTCACATCAGCCACAACCAACCCGGTTAATGGCTGGGTAGTTCCGCGTTTGTAGACGGTGATGGATACCTGTCCGGTAGAGGCAGACAATGCGCCTACTTTTAGATCAAGCCCGACGGGTACGTAATCAATAAGATCATACAAGGTATAATCCGGAGCAACCAATACCATTTCCTCAAACTCTTTGGCATCCCGGAAAAACAGGTACAGCGGGTAACTGTTCTGGGCCCCATCGGCCAACGGAAGATCGGCGCGGGTTTCCAGTTTGGCCCGGAAGCCTTTGATCGAGCCGTCTGATTTCCGGGTGCCAACCTGAGTGCCATCGGCAAGGAAGAGTACAACGTCAAACTTTGTCCCGGCCAGATCATGGATAGCCTTGTAATCGGACGGGCCGCAATCCAGATAGCCAACCATCGAAGGTGCCGGCTTATTGGTCACGTCCTTAATGCCGAGGTTCGAGGTGTCAACCTGCGGATCATCTGTAGTCTTTTCATAAACCTTCAAAGGGAATATGATCGTGTTCCGGTTGGCGGCGGTGGAAGTACTAATCCCGGCCTTCCACGTTGCCTCTGCGATAAAGGTCGCATCGGTAAACGTGGTGCCTTTCAGAGTGATCCCAACCCCGGCAACCTTTGCGAGCAGTTTTTGGCAATTGCCTAAACCGCTGAAGTACGGTGTTTCACAACTCATAATATTTCGTTTTTAACATTTTTCAACTATGTGCAGGTTTAAATTCTCAATTTCGATAGCGTCAATAGTATCGTTAAATAAATTGCTTTCCGTCCCATCGGCTGCCTGTTTACCCCAATACATCCGATCCGTTTTGTCGTACACAAATTCAAGTTGATCGATGTACGGCGAACGTTTCAGGTATTTGAAAAACAGGTCCCATAACGGGTACAGGACTTTATCGAAGGTTTCAATCTGCCTTTCGCTGGCCATCCATTCAGGTCGCGTATCGGTGATAATGGCAAGGTTCAAACTCACGTCCCGGCCAGACAGCGTAACCTCTTCCTTAAAGTCCTGAAATAACGCGATAAGCGGGTATTTCTCGAACTTAAGGTTAACATTGGCCGACTTTTGCGATAGGATATTGATGATCTCCATCCTGTGCCCGTGTTCGTAATAGCACGGCAATTCACTGGACATGCACGTTACCACGTCCCGGATAATGTCGACTATTGGGCGGTACTTGCTCATATATCAAATGCATTCATTGATCCAATCTCGGTAAAAATCCATTCCGGGTAATCCGATTTATTCGCCATCAGGTAGTTATATGCCGATGGTTGTAATTCAGATTGTCCAGAGTACCCGTACAGTTCCCGCATCCGTCCCCATGCGTCCATGATCTTAACGTGAAGGTCTGCATTAAACGAGTTTTCATGCCTTAGTTTCACTTCACCGGATGCGCCGGGTAACGTAGCTTTGCAACGTTGGTACTGATAATAGACGTAATAAGCGACGAGGCTTACTTTGTCCGTATTTATTAGGCCGTTCCATTTCACCTTTTGATCCCGTCCGTTATAAGATACCGTGTAATCTTTGCCGTTTATCAGGTCGTACAGTCGCCCGGATGCCTCCGTACTGGCTGCAACAAGGGTATACAATTCGTATCCTAACAGTGATTTCAGGATTTCCGGCTCGAACCGATCAATAAAGTTTGACAGGTCAGAGTTTGAGTTAACCGGGAGGTTGATCTCAAAGTTGAAATATGTACGGTCGATCAGTGCCATTATTTGCTTCGTGGTTTACGTGGTTTTTTGACAGGCGCGGCGGTATCCGGTGCAGCAGCATAACCCTTGCGGATGAGTACCATTGCTACACCGTCTGGGACTGGCCGGGTTTCCCCGGCCTTAAATCCCGCAAACGATCTATTAAACGTTACCAACATTTGCTATCGGTTTTAATTAGTCTTTTTCCAAAGGTGTAATTTGGTCCAGTCAATCGTAGTAACGTCACCGGAAGCATTTACAACCTCTAATTTTAGATGATTATAATAGCGGGTAGTGTCACCAAGCGGCATAAGTATAGTCGTGTCGGCAGTGGTTGCCTTCCATGTGACCGTATTTCCCAGTTTTACCCATGTAGCGGGCAGAAACTTTGAGCCATACAGTTTAACGGTTGTGGCGTGCGCGCCCCCGGAAACGCTATCGAGATTCACCTGAAAGTCAATTGCAACGGGGTTTTCCTTGTTCAAATTCCACTGCATCCAAACGGTGGCAGCAGAGCCGACGGTGATATTGGTGTTATACTCCTTGTAGGTGTCGTTACCCAAAGAAAGGGTAGCGGACTGGCCAAAAGTGAAGCCGATCATCCCGATCAGCAACACGAAAAACAAGATTGCTTTTTTCATTGATTAACCGTTTACAGGTTTGGTAATTGCGGCCAATGCGGCATTAATGTCGGTCACCTTCAGGAAGGCGGTCTTATTCAGTTCCTTCACCAGTAAGGCCATCCGCTGGTAGGCGCGGATAGTGATTGCGCCAGAGGTAAACTGTTTGTCGATGTACCCCATTTCAATAGTCAGGGACTCGCTATCGTAGATGGTTCCCCAGTTGGAATCACCAACCAGCATAGTACCCTTGTCTACCTGTGCGGATTCGATAACCCGTAGGCCGTCAATCACTTTACCGTCTGCCGTTACGAACGGAGGCATGAGGTAAGAAGCAAAGTCGTTTTTTGCCCCTTTGGCGGCAATGGAATTGGCTTTGTTCATCAGCACAAAGTTGGGAGTAAATTTCCCGCCTTTGCCGTTGCTAATCTGCTCTGCAAGGATCATGGCCAAATCAAAGATATTGGCTGATTGCGGCAACCATACACCATCCGTAGCAGCATAGGCTGCATGGTCAAACGTGGGAGCGTAAACACTGATCCCGTCCGATTGCGGAGCTGTACCGGTACCTTTCCATAGGTAATTATCAACCTTCAGGCGGATATTCGTGGTAAGGAAATTCCGCAGCTCCTCGGCCATAAAGCCGACAAACTTCAACGATTCCTTCGATGCCGGGATACTGTCACCAATCTCCTCAAGCGGCAAAGTGCGCTCAATCCAAGTCAGTGCGGATTCCGCAAAGGCCCCATTCTCCAAACGTCCGGCGGCGTTACGGGTTGGCGATGCAACCTGTTCCTGATACCGGATGACATTGTTCATCTCCGGCGGCACGTTCACGTGACTGAACAGCGCACTCAAAACGGTTTCCATCGTGGCTTCCTGTTCCACGCCCGGCAATCTCAGCGCGGTGGTGTTACCACTCACGTCAGTGGTCAGTGCAATGGTCTTCCGGTCAATGTCAAACGAAAGTGAGCCAGATCCGTTTTTCACGATCCGCTGCAGCTCGTCATTTTTCTCGGCCAAAGTTTCCTTCAGCGTTTTCAACTTACGGTCTCCACCGTTAATAAACTTCTGCATCTCGAGGCCCTGGGTCTCAATGGCAGTTGTGAGCGATGCAATGGTGTCAGCCTTTAATCCGGCCTCCTCCAGTTTTGCCGATAGTTCATCGGTCTTTAAGACCCCTTTCAGAGCCTCGCTTATTTCGAGCTTTATCATCGGCGTTAATTGGCCTTTGATCTGATCGAATAAGGCTTTTAATTCTTCTGGATTCATTTTTCAGATAAAATTAGTTAATAAAATTGCTCTTTTAATCTCGTCAGAAGTGAGCACGCCCGGCTTCTGGATTGTATCGCTTTTACCAGTGTCATCATCTGACGGCTGGTTTTCGATCGAAAGAGTAGGGGATAGTTCGTTAGCACCCCACAGCACGGCTGAATTTTCATACAGCTTAATTTCCTGTACCCACCAGAAATAGCCCATCTCATCGGCCTGTTCGCCGTTAATCAAATCCTTTCGGTGCTGTTCCCAGTTAGCAAATTCGGCCTTGTAATCTTTGTCATTTATGGCCAAAAGCAACTTAACGTATTGCAGCCCAATGGAGTGCTGTTTGACACGGCCTGCTTTGTAAAGGCTGTAAATCCGTTCGTCATCCTCTTTGCTCACATCGGATTCCATGACGATAACCCACGTCTGGCCATCCTTGTCGATACCGAGTTTGCGAATGTCCATCTTTTCGTAATAAACATCCACCACGTTCCCGATCTGATCCTTTATCGAACGGCCATGATCGGCCAGATGATAGATCAATCCTTTACTCTTTGGACCGCGCTCGCTGATTGACTTCTTTGCGCTGTCCGGCGACAAGACATCCTGCTGGCTATCCATCCACAGCGCAGCATTGGCAGCAATCTTTACCCGGATAACGCCGCCATCACCGGAGTCGGCCTTCGTGATAGGCTCTGACTTAACCGAATCCCCATCCTTTACCAGCGAGGTCGGATAGGCAAAGGCATCCGATTTGATCGGCATGGCGCACTTTTGAGCAATCAGATCCGATTTGTTCTGAACCAGAAAATCAAACAGTGCCTTACCTTGTATGTTGGCCGGTATGCGTATCATTTGCGTATGATTTTGTTAGCCTTGATCTGCTTATCCTTTTCGGCCTTTATGGCCTTTATTTCTTGTGGTGTCATATCCCGAATTTTTGTAGTTCAGCCTTATATTGGTCAACCGTAATTGCACCGGCCATCAATGCCTTATCCAGCGCGGCGGTAAGTTGCATTAATGCCCCGGCGCGCTCTTTTTGATTCTCCTGGAATACCGGCAAATGGTCATATGTCATGTGAATAGTCCATGATTTGTCGGCGGTATTGAGTTTCCGATTTAACCCATCAACCCATTCCTGAGCCTCCGGGATTATAGTGTTCTGGTACAATTGCCTTTCAGCCCTCAGCTTGTTGTCAAAGGTCACACCCTGGGCGATCATGTCATAAGGCACCCCGAAGCCCAGACAAAGGATTTCGGTATCGGCTTTACATTCTTCCAATAGCTTCAGCTTGTCGGCATCAATGGCCATCTGTTTCCAGTCCAGTGATAGCGATGTGATGATGATCTGGTATTGCGCTTTGGTCAACCCATAGCGGCGGTATTCATCCTGTAAATCTTTTTTATCCTCTTTCCGTAGTGGCAACGTTGAACCGATCCCATCCGTTGCCCGGTTGGTCAGAATACCAAGTGCCCCACGGTTTTCGATCAACACGTTACGCGCTTCATACGCTGCCCGGATATTTTTTACCGGACCCTGAAGGCTGGCCAGCGTTGGCATCCCCCAGTAATAGGATCGTTGGAATCCGTCAACCTTTGTCTCCTGCTGTGATATGGTTGAACAGTTCGACACGTTGGCCCGGTTCATGTGAAGTATGGCATCCTGATCAAACTCACGCTGCTGGTTATTCCAAATGTATGAATAGCGTGCATCGGAAGCGGTCTTAAGGAATGGCGGGATGGTGAGATTTTCTTTTATCCGGACGATCTCCGGGTTAATGGTAAACATCCCTTTCAGGCTCGACGGCATCCCTACCGGGTAAAGGAAGTTAAGAACCTCGTTACCGTATATCTCCCTGAAAAATTTGGTCTGCTGAAGGAACTCTTTTTGCGACTGAAGGTAGTTTGGGTTTCGCAGCACTTTCACTATCGGCTCGTTATTGCTTACCTCTTTGCCGGTTGCATCCGACAGTATTTTCAGGCGCCCGTTGGCAAATGCGTTAACTTTCAGGCTTATGATCCCGTTAACCTCCGGCAGCATGAAGTCATTCAGGAACTTGGTGCCGTCCCAGTTGAGCGATGACAGGCCAATACCGTAGAAAAATTGATCTCCGAATTTATCCGGAGTATCAGTGGGCGTGAGTGATTTA